CCAGTTCGCTACAGCGGTTTTGAGTTCTGTGTAAGTTCCTATAGCCATCTAGTTTTTTTCCAAATATCCATAACGGTGTCCGTATTTTGGGGTAACTTTCCCTAATGGGAATTCACCATTAAATTTTAAGAGTGGGCAAGCATCGGGTAAGTAGATATCTATACCTTTAGCCCGTGCAAAGCCAATCAAGTATTCACAATTAGGGCGTTCATCCCGGTATTCATTTGCATGGCCAGGGGCACCTTCAGAATCCATGTCAACCCCCCATATTCCTATCCTGTCTACCTTCTCTACTATGGCCATCCCTAAAAGGTAAGCAATGGAAGAGCTGTAGTAGTCCCCCACTTCTGAGGAAACTTCCTCTAGTGGGTATCGAATAGCGTTGGGGATGTCAGGGTAGGCCTCCTGCATATACAAAGGAGCATCTAGTTCCCTGAGTCTGCCTTCGTATCCTCTCCGGTAAAATGATGGAGTTGCTTCCCTTATGCACTCCAAGGGGTGTATATCGAGCAAGCGATTAAAGTAGGGCCAACCCTCTTCGTCCCAGGGGAGTCCCCACACTTCCCAGTTAGGGTCATTGTAGGGTGCGTCGTCATGTGTAGAGGGGGCTAACCCCACTACAGCGACATTACGCACTTACCGACTTAATTCAGTAACGTAGACTGTGGAAGTGCCACCAGATGTTATGGCAGCGCACATAGACCCAGAACTGACCCCAAATAGGTAGGGTGTGTCTTGAGTTATGAATACTGAAGATGTGGTAGCGGTTGGTCCACCACCAATGTCAAATGCTATAAAGCAGTCATCAGTAGCTGTGAGCATCACAACAGTAACTTGGTCGCTAAACGCAGAAGTTCTGGTCGCACCACTGCTGGTGGTGGCAGACAAAGTGTGTGTTACCCCTGGTTTGAAAACATTACTAACATCAATCATATCTTTTACCTTATAGGTTAGTTGGGGCTACTTTGAAATACTTATAGTCTGGGTTGTTCAAGTAAGCTGCCAGTAGTGTTGCATCCTTTTCTATGGCCCCGTTGGTATCATTCATCCACTTTTCCCAGATCGTAATTGGGATGGAAGCGGTGTGATGCCATTCCCCCCTCTTCCCGAGGGAGAGTTTGTCACCATACGCATTCATCTTATTTTTGTTTTCTTCCAACATCGGGCCAACATCCTGCACAGTGTTAAAGGTAATGGTGTCATCTACCTCATCAAAGTGCATATCGGTTCTACGAACGTTGTCCTTGTCGAGAACAAGTGTTTCAGATGTCATATATCTTTCTCCCAAACCCAGAACCTCTACCTTCCTTTACACCCTCTTCCAACCATTCTTTTGTGTTTTGTGGTCCGGTTTTAGGCTTCTTTGCTTGTGCCTTCTTCTTCTCGGCGTTCATTTTTAGTGCTATTTTTTCTAATTCTTTCATGTTAAGTTGGGGGCAAGTTGCCCCACCCCCTTCTCTTAATTACGCCTGAACAGATGCAAGGATACCGCTTGATTTTTCGTTCTTTGATATCAGACCAAATTCAGCCAACAGGAGCTGTTTGATAGAGTCTCCCGTTTTTGCTAAATCAATAGTCTGGAAAGGACGGAGCCATGCAACACTCCAATAATCCATATCCAAGAAGAAAACATTACCGGCATTACTTCCCGGACCATCCGTAGCAAGGTTTCGATCTGGCACGATTCTGAAAGTTCCAAAATCGCTGACGTATACGTCCACTGCATTTACAGCGGTCGATTGACCGGATGTAGAAGCAGCAACCCGTAACGGATAACCAGGACCAGCGTTAGATGAAAGGCCTGAGATAGCCTGCTTAACATTAGACGGACACAGGATCAGATCTGGGCTTCCCCCAGAGTCGTAGCACTGCTTGATAACGACTTTGATGTTAGCTTCCGTGATAGCTGCTCTACCGCTGGAATTCGTCATTGGGGTTGTGCCTGCACTACCAGCAGAACCGCCTCCGGTTCCACCATCAGTAAAGTTAGAACTTAACCAAGCCGGGATACCAGCACTAACTCTTGCTGTGGTTGCATCGCCTGCTACTTGAGCAACATTGTTGGTCAACATGAATTCCATGTCCCTCTTCATGCGCTTTCCGTTTTTAGCGATTTGGTAGGCTTGGTTTCGGCCATGACCTGCGTAATCCATGACCTGATCGGTGCCTGACGTTTGATTGACGTACTGACTTATCTGTGTGCGATTTCCCAACAACGTCGGACTAACCCTGGCATTGGCGGCGATGTTATCATCGCCTTCAATTTTCCGATTAGCTCCACCAGAACCAATTGTATCTGTCTGCCATTGAAAGTAGACATTATCAACACTGGTTTTGCTACAGCCACTAAGAAAGGGTGTGTCCATTGGGGCGATGTTGTATATCACATCAGACACCTCCTCACGAATCTTCGATGAGGAATAGGTCAGTGATGTGTTTGTGGCAATTGCCATTTTTATATCTCCCTTTAGAGGTTTGTCATTAGCCCCTCTAACACAGCCATGGCATCATCGACATGACCTGTTTTTCGGAGCTTGTCCATTTTTGTAGAATGCTTTTGCTTTGTTTCTCTACCTTTGTCTCTGCCGGTTCCAGCACGAACCACACGGGGTTTGTTTTTTAACTTCTTACCCTTGACGTCTGTTGTTTGAAGTTGGTCGTAAAGCCAAGCCTTACGAAGCATCAACATCACACGGTGGTCTACAAGAGCGTCTACTTCTTCTCCAGAAAATCCCTGGTTAGTAGCATAGGTCTTTAAGTTCGCAGCTAACTTTTTTTGCTTTTCAGGTTCTCCCCATTCGGGCAGTTCATTGACTAATGACTGATATTCCTTCTGGACGAGTTCCTGGTGTTGCTTCTGGTAATCATCAGAAGCAAGCTGCTGTACACGTGCCTGCTCTTCTTGAACCCTTCTGAAATTATCCTGGGCTTCTCTGTACTCTTCCCTTTTGACAGAAAACTCAATTGGATCATCTCTCTTCATGGTTTCCCAATCTATGTTGGACCACTGTCCGAGAGCACCCATTTGTGTTTCCGCTAGGCTTTGAAGTGCTTGAACATACTGCGTTCTTTCTTGCTGAATCTGAGTGTATTCAGAGACCATGTTTTGTTTAGCGGTCTCGAACTCTTTTTGTTGTTCTGCAAGTTTTTGTGATTTTCGAGTATAGCTACTCTGACGGGAATATCCCTTCATAAGCTCGTCTAGTGGTATTTCTATTTCTTCGCCATCAACTTTGACAGCGTATAGAACATCCTCTTCGTCTTCTTCGGGTTCTTCCCCCTCTTCGGATTCTTCTTCCTCAGATTCCCCCTCTGGATCTTCGTCTGTAGTTTCCTCTGTAGACTCTTCTTCCTCGGTAGGTTTGGCTTCTTCGGATTCTGATTCTTCCTTTTCAGGATTCAGTAGTCCTATGAGCGCATTTTCCGCTTCCCGAACTGTACCTTCGGTTTCTTCTAGTGGGGCTGGTCGCGTATCCACGGGTTCTCCTTAAATGTATGGGTGTTGCTTCTCCAAGATCTTTTCCATTTCGCCTGTTTCAACAATAGACGCTAAATGGAGTTCAATCCTGTCAAGCAGTCTCAGTGCCAGCCAGATTGATTCTCTGGCCTCTACGTCTTGGACGGCTGAAGTATTCCAGCGTCCAGTCAGATCTGTTCTTAGAGTTTGAAAAGCCTCTATGAACAGGTTGTCTGTGAGTAGGCGTTTTGCGTCCGCCTCTCTTGTTCCGTTTAGTTTCATCGTTTCCTTTTGTGTGGTTTTAGTCCAGTGCTCTTTACACAAATTGCCCAGGCGTTTGCCTTCTTCTTGGAATTCTTGTTTTTCGCTTTTACCTTGCGAACACAGTCCTCAAGTTTTTTAGGCATTATGTATTGCCAATAGCGACAGCTCTCTGTTGCTGCTGTTCCATCTCTAACTCAGCAACGTCTAGCTGTGCCTGTACTGCAGCTTTCTGGGACTCCAGTTGAACCTTCTGTTTCTTTACTTCCACATCAGCAGCCTTGATCTCAAGCTCCTGTTGTTTGATCTGCATCTCTGCCTGAGCCATTTGCTCCTTGACGCTCGGGCCTTCCTGTGGAGGTGGTTCAGTGAGGAAGTCGTCCACGTTCATAAAGCCCATGTTCTTTACTAGAGCTGCACCCATGTTGTAGAGGTTTCTCTCTGTAACGATGGAGAGTCCCCCAGCCATGGCTTGGGATGCGAACTGAATCATTTGTGAGAGGTGCATGGCCTGCTGGTCTCTGTTGCCATGACCTAAAGCCACAGACACTGTGCAGTCTGCCTTGTCTCTCCAGGCGTCTGGTCGTACTTCTACCCACTTATCCCTTAACAGAACAACAGTTTTGTAGTCGTGGTTTTTTTGTAACAGTTCGTAGATGACCCTCATTAGATCCTTTACGCCAGTCTCTGCGAAGTTACGTGCGATGAGTTCTACCCTTGACTGGGCAGCAGTCATCACTTGGTTCACTGCGGTTGCAGTGGTGTGGGATTGAAGAGCGTTGTCGTTTAATCCTGATGAGTAACGAGTCACACCAGCTCTTGATTCACGTATGGAGTCGATGTACTCCAGCATCTGGAACGAGTAGGGTTCAAGTGGGGGTGTAGACAGGGGCATGATTGCGTTCGGGCTTTTAACCCGGACCACACCACCCGGTCTCTGTGTTAAGAGGTCATCAAGATTTGCTTGACCCTCTAAAACCGCATATCTACCGAAGTTCTGGTTGTACATGTTGTCCATTAAATTTCGCAGCAACGTAGATTTTATGAGTTGCAGATCTTCTACTAAGTCAGCAACGGACAACCCAAAGAACTTGTGGGGTATTTTTATGGGGGTCAGTGAAACAAAGGGGGTACGGTCTATTTCTTCATTGGCTAGGACGGTGCTTCCCACCGTACAAACCTTTCTCAGTTCAGCAATGCCGTCACCATCGTAATCAGTTCTTAGGAAAGACTCATACAACCAGTATTCACGTTGTGTTCCATCCCCTGCCATCAGGGCACCATCCATGCCAAAGGTAAAGGAATCATCAAACTCATACCTTGCTCTCATCTCTTCACTGAAGAGTGGGTAATCCTCTGAGCCTTGTGAGAGGTCATCATGGTCTACGTCGTAGCCCATTTCCCTTAACTGGGAAAGGGTTTTTCTTACCCTGTGACAGACAAACCTTGCATCCTGTATGGTTTTCGATTCTCTGGAGATTAGAAACTCATCCGGTGGGACGTTTTCTATCCGAACTTGCCCTGCCTTATTTCTTCTGGTGATAACTACGTCGTGGTAGGGGGCGTCTTGGTCATCGTAAGCCGTGTGCTCTATGACCTCGACCTCTTCTTTAACTACGAGAGCTTCCAGTTCAACATCAGAGAGCCCTATGTATTCTTCCCGGTTCCACTCCTCTGATTCATCCCACCAGACCTTTACAATGCCGTTCTTTGATAAAAGTGCATCAGTAAACCAGGAATATAAAATTTCCCAGCCAGGATTTAACCTGCCAAAGACATAATTGACATAATCGGTGGCCTGTTCAGCCATCTCATAGTCTTCAGGTGTTTGGGGGTTGAACTTGACCATCTCATCACCGGACGCAAACACCCTCATTAACGAGGGTTTGATCCACTCGATAGTATCGGCCACAGTGGAGTCTACAAACTGACTTCTTCCCTCGACTTCGTTACCAAAGGGGAGACCATAGTAGTAGTTCATGGCCTTCTCTCTTTGAATAGAGAGCATGTCTCCACCATACCCAAGAGAATCGGTTAATTCTTCTCGAATTCTTGCTACGAGATCGTCTTCCGTTAGCTTTTCGCCGGAGAATCTCCGTTTCTTTTCGTATTCAGCCAATTAACTTTTCTCCAAAGATGTCATCGGCAAGATCTGTGCCGAGTTGAGTGGCTCCCATAGGCAGTACAGAGGCCAGGGGTATCTTCCCTTTTATCCAATCATCTAAAACCCGTTCCGGGGTCTTACCCAACTTCTGGGCCGTGTCTTTTACAATCCTCTCGAACAAAATCAGGAATGGTTCACTTTCCCCTAAACCCCTTTCTCTCTTGCGCCACGAACCCCAAGCAGCAGCCTGTGCCTGGCCAGGTAGTACCCCTTTCTTACGGGAGATATCTATCAGTGCCTGTTCTGGGGCTGCGTACATGGTAGCTTCAGGCGACCTGCCTGTTAGCTTCCCTTTCCGAGGATCAAACTTGTGATAGCCAGTGCCTGTCATCATATCCATGATGTGTACGTCTACTGTCGGTACTCCCCAATTTCCCATGAGGTTCCACGACATACTGGATGCTTTGGGAGACTCCTTACTCCCCTTAACGGATAAGAGTCCCTGGTTCATGGGATCGCTATACACCCTCTCCAATCCCTTCAGATGGGTTGCAGGCATATAGTGCCCCAGCCCTTTAGGAACTCCTTGCTCCCACTTCAGCATTGCCTGTGCAGGATTCTTACTGGCACTCAAGAGGTGGTAAAAATAAGCAGCTCTTCTTATATTTAATGGGACCTGCGATCCAGGACTAAGCGCCCCAGTGATCTGGACAAAGTCCAGGAATGAGGAATTCCCAAGGTCAGGCCCTAACTTTTCTATAAAAGAGTAGCGTAGAGGCTCTAAGTCCCACCACTGGAATCCGCCTTCTTTCAGGCCAAGGTCAATATGTTTTATGGTCCGGCGATAGTGCTCGGGAGTAAATATCTCGTCCCATAACTCTTCGTTTTTAGGACTGAGGTTTTTCCTTTCTAATGAAAAGTGCCCCGGTGCACCATAACGTGTCTGAGGAGATTGTCCTAAAGAACTTAGATCTAGCAAATCACTACTGTAGCCAGGATTTGTTTTAACGATCTTCGTTACGTCCTTAGCTTCTGTATTCCATAACTGTTCTTTCATGGTAGGCTGTAAGCCTTCAATCTTAGGCCCAGCCTCTGGGAGAACTTTCATCTCCCCAGCTATGTACCAATTACCACCTTGGCTCTGAGGACGCTGTAGTATTTCCCAATTCCTGAGAAGGACCTTTTTCTCTATGCGACCTTCCCCAACCTTTGGTTTTATGTGGGGAGCATCTGCCGTTGGCGCATGGATTCCTGGTCGTGTTGCAAACCCTTTTCTTGAGAGTTTTTCGTCAAACTGGACCCATTCCCCAACGGGGATTCTCTCTTTCGCTCCGATAAATAAAGGTCCAAGAGACCCATCCTTACGTAGGGTAAACAGCTTGTTTGTTTCTACAACCTCTTCAGATACATCTGCTCCTATGTGCTCTTGTGCCTTAGTCCTGGCAGCAGCGACATCATAAGAAGGTGGTTTGTCCTTTTTTAGTTCTCTTAGGGTTTTTTGAACAGTTGAGATTGTCTTCGGGGTTTTCGCTGCCAACTGCCCTAGCTGCACCCCAAAACCAACACCTGGAAAAGCCATAGAACCATACAAAGCAATAGGGTCTGCGTACTTCTTAGGAACCCCTGCTTCAGCCTGTAACGCTATGGAAGCTGGTTTGTTCCAGAGTGTTTCAAAGGCGCCAGTAACAGGAGACATCAGAAAGTTGAAGCCACCTAAGAGGTTCTTGCCTACGGTTCTGGCAGCCCTGTAACTTTCATTTCCAGGCCACTCGTCTAATGGGGAAGGTTCAGCTACCCCCATAGATTCCCAGGCTGCTCTGGCATGTTCCGCCGTAGCAGATGGGA